TCGATCGGCGGCATGTCGTCCTCGTTCATGGTGCCGGCGAGCGCCGCCGGCGGCGTTTCGTGCTATGCTGGCGCCTCGAGCCGGGGTCCGACGGCAGAGGGTGTGCGGTAGGAAAGCGCGGCCGAGTGGCAAGCGGACCGGTTGGCCGCAGCCCGCTCGCATGCTGAAGGTTGGCCCGGAAGTCCTGCCCGCGGCAGGGCGCGGGATAGGCCGCTGTGACGTCCGCGGCCGACAAGGGCGGTTCGTTTCCCGGGCCGCCCTTTTCCGTTCACGCCGCCGCTCATTCGGCGCCGTCCTGCGGCGCCGTAGCGGCGGCCTGTTGCCCCGCCTGCTGCTGCCGCAACGCGAGGTCCGCCCGGTCGATCGCCTGCCCGTGCGCCATGTCGGCGACGTCCAGCGCCTGCGAATGCTGCTGGTCGGCCTGTCCCGAGATCGCGTCGAGGATCGCATTGAAGCGGTCGAGGTCGGCGCCGCTCTGGAGCGCGCCGGCCTTTGCGAGGTTGACCAGCGCGGCCGCCCGCACGCCTTCGATGTCCGCCAGCGCGCGCGCCATGTCGAGCCGCAGCTTGCCCTGCTGATACTGCTGCTCGCCCATCGCCTTGACCATCGCCGGGTTGGGCGGCGGTCCCTGCTGCTGCCGCTGCTGCACGGTCTGCTTCCACTTCCCGATCAGCGACGCCGGCAGCGGCAGGTAATCCATCATGTCGGGGGTGAGCGGCATCCCCATCTTGCTCACCACCGGCAGGAGCTGCATCAGGATCGCGAAGACGCGTTCCTTCTGGTTCGGGCTGGTCGAGACGTCGTCGACGATGACGTCGTACTCGGCAAGCTGCGGATCGCGGATCAGCGGTACGAACTGCGCGCCGCCGTCGGCGCCGGCGATCCGGATCAGCCGGCCGTCGGAAATATATTCCTGGATGAAGCTCAGCAGCACGCGGCCCTGCCGCTTCCGGTAGCGGCGCAGCGAGTCGAACAGGCCGGCGAGGATGGTGAGCCCCGCCTGCTTGCGCTGCATCTCCAGGATGCCCGCCTGCTCGCGATCGGCAAGGCCGAGCAGCTCGAGGTTCACGCCCGTCACGTCGCGGATCGACGACACCGCGAACTGCATCAGCTCCGGCGTCTCCGGGGAGAGCGGAGTCGACGGCTTCGGCATGATCTTCTCTTTCGAGATCGCGCCCTCGTTGACGTACGTGATGCTGTCCGAGCGCGCCCATTCGCGCTCCGCCTTCCGCGGGTTCGCGAACGTGTCGAGTTCCGCGAGGATGCCCTTGCCGGCCGTCTGGATGTGGTAGAGCGTCGTCGAGAAGAACTTGTTGGCCCAGCGCTGCGGATCCTTCATCGGCCGCACCAGGCCGTACCACGTGTTGTGGTTCCGATCGCGCTTGCCGGTGATGCAGTTCAGCGTGAACCCTGACTGCACCGGGAGCGCCTTGTCCGAGAGCACGACGTTGCCGCAGACGAAAACCTGCCGGTACCAGCGTTTCGTGAAGCGCGCGGCCTGCGGCGGCTCGATGCCCTTGGACTTCAGGCGCTGCGACAGCGTCTCGAACTTCTCCGCCGGGAATTCCGTGAGCTGCCCGCTGAGCGGATCGGCGACCCGGTAGAACGGCCGCCGCTCCCAGCACTGGTACTGCGCCACGGTGAGCTTGCCGCGGCTGCGCTCGTAATCCCCGGTCGCGTTGTGCTCGTAGAGCCGGGCCCGGTCGGCGTCGTGCTCGGCGCCCTCGTCATCCTCGTCCGCGTCGCCGGCCCACGGGCCGCCGTCGTCCTCCGGGAGTTCGGCGTCGGGAAACATCGCCTCCAGGTCCGCGCGGCTGATCCGGTCGAGCCGCATCACCCAGCGCGCGTCGGAGAGGTTGCGCTTGCTGGCGGCGGGATCCCAGTAGCAGTCGAGCGGGTCGAGCCGGTCGATGCGGATCTCGCCGTCGGGATTGTCTTCGACGTCGAGCCGGGTCTCCGTCCAACCCATGCCGCAGGTCGCGACGTCGATAAAGGCGTCCGATTCCTCGTCTTCGGCGTCGCATTCGTCGCGAACCCATTTCGCGGCCGACGAGAGCAGCTCATCCTTGCCGGCGTCGCCGAGCTTGCGCGGGAGGAACTGCACCTCCTGGCGGTTCGAGACCTCGGAGCCCGAGACCGCGTCGATGACGGGACCGATGCGGTTGAAGGTGACGCAGGGGCGGAGCTGCTCGGCGAGCGCCGCCTTGTCGTCGTGCACCCACTGGCTGCCCGCGGTCATGGCGTAGTCCTCGCGCGCCTTTTCGCGCCAGCCGGCCGAGTGGTTGCGGCTGGAGCGGTAATCGTCGTGGACGCGCTTGACGATATCCTCGTCGAGGGCGGCGTCGTCGTCGGGCGGCAGGGGCGAAGTGCTCACGCACCTCCGATAGGCCGGCGTGGTGAACGGTTTCTTAATTCCGGGGCGTACGATCGCGCCCCATCATGGCCGACGCTCTCCTCCTCTGGCTCTACGCCCCGCACCTTTCCGGCATGGTCGCGCTGCGCATCACGCAGGCGTGGCGCCGGCTCGCTTTCGGCGCGGTCGCGCGATGAGCGATCGCCCTGCCTTCGAGGCGATCACGCCGGCGCAGTGCCGCGCTGCCCGCGGGCTCCTGAACTGGAAGCAATTCGTGCTCGCCGATCTCTGCGAGGTGACGCAGATGACCATCGTGCGGTTCGAGAGCGGCTCGCCGCGTCAGCCGCACCGGTCGACGCTGACGAAGATCCGCGAGACCTTCGAAGCGGCCGGCGTCACCTTTCTCGCCGATCGCGGCGTCGCGCTGAAGCCGCCGGGCTGATCAGGCGCCCATCCAACTCCGGCCGCCGTATCCGCCGCGGCGCCGGTACCGGTCGCGCGGCTCGTCCTCGTCCGCCTCCGGCTTCGGCCAGACCAGCGACATTTCTTCGTCGGCGATCCGCGCCAGCGCGTCGAGCATGTCGTCGTGCAGCCCGACCGGGAACGGCTTGTACTCCTCCTCGACGAAGGCATGCACCAGGTCGACCACCTGGCCCTGATAGTCGGTGCGGTGCATCACCTCGGGCAGCAGGATGTTGCCCTGCTCGAACTTCGGGATGAGGCGCCGGATGCGGTCGAGCTTCGGCATCGAACCGCCCAAGGGCGTAATGCTGAAGCGGTAGTTCTCGCGCTTCATCCGCTCCTCGAAATGCTCGATGTCCGCCTGCAAGCCGTACTGCTCGTAGCCGACGCCGAGCGGCCGGTGTTTCCGGTGCAGGCGGAAAAGCGCGTCGGCGCGCTGCGTGAGCGACAGCCGGTCGCGGATGCCGTCGATGATCGCGATCTTGCCGTCCGGGCAGAGCGCCACCACCCAGAGCGCCGTATAGTCGCTGCTCTTCTTCTTGGCGCTCGCCGGGTCGCCGAGGATGTAGCGGTTCGTGTTGTCGAACACGGAGTCGGGCGCGTAGTGGTGGATCCACTCGTGCTTGAAGCCCTGCGTCTCGTCCGCCTTCGGATCCTGCAGCATCTGGCACCCGAACGTGTAGGGCCCCATCTCGCGCCGCTTCTCGGCGACGCGCTCGCGGGACAGGAGGACCGGATCGCCGTCGACCGTGCCGTCGGCGGTGCACGGATAGACCCGCGGGACCGCGGCCTTGCGGTCCATGATCGTCTTGTACGTGTCGTTGAAGTGGTAGCGCGTGCCGATGTAGCGGGTGCTCCCGCCTTCGGAGCCCAAGGCCCGCGACAGCTCCCACATCTCGGTCACCTTGGCGATCATGTCGGGCGAGGTGACGCAGTCGCGCGTCACGACGTCGTCGTAGACGAGCCGCTTGAAGTGCTTCGAGATCGGCTGCCCGTCGACGATGCCCCAGGCCTCGACGGTCGCCTCCTTCGGGTTGCCCCGGCGCTTGACGGTGATCCCCTCGTCCTCGCTCCACTTCGGCGACTCCTTCTGCGGGTTCGCGTAGAGGATGTCGGGAAACCAGGACTTCAAGCGCTCGTTGGCCTCGAACTCGCGCTTGATCTGCCGCAGGAACTGCTTCGAGATCGGCCGCGTGTGGCTGAACAGCCCGACCGTCACCTCCGGGTCGTTCAGAATGTCCTGGATGGTGAGCCCATAGGTGATGATCGTCGACTTGTAGTGCTCGCGCGCCCAGAGGTCCAAGCGGCCGTCCGGCTCGGCCTGCACCTCGCGGCAGCGGTCCAGGAGCCACTGCTTCTCCATGTCCGCCCGGCCGAGCCCGTAGCGGAGCAGGAAATAGAGATCAATTCGGCAGAGGTTGCGGAGCTTCGCCGTCCGCTCCGCTTCCGGCAAGGCTCTCAAGCCATCGATCAGTCTCCGATACCGGCTCGGCTCGGTGGGTAACAGTCGCATCCGCGGTGACGTTGACATTGGCCTCCGTGGGCAGCAGGCCGGCGACCAGCTCGCAGTACTTCAGCGGGCTGTCGCAGCGCAGGATCTCGATCGCCGCGGCGCCGTGCTTCTCGAAGTCGTCGACGAGGGCCTTCAGGAACGCGTTGCCCAGGCGGTTGCGCGCCCCTTCGGGCTTGCCGCCGGGGTTGGCCTTGTTGCCGGCCTTGAAGCGTGTCGCGGGCGACGGGTTCGGGTTCGCCATTTCCGGTTTCTGCGGAAAGAATGCAGGGAAACGGGCTATCGCGTGTCCTGGTTAACGGAGGGTTTCGCTCGGTGCCCGGTGAGCGCTTCGCCGATGTCGCGGATCGGGATCTCCGCCATCATGGAAAGCCCGCGCAGGCGCTGGCGGCGGCCGCCATCAGGAAGGTAATGGCGGCGAGCCCGGCAGCCCTCATCGCGGCGCGGATCCTGTCGAGAGGCGGCCACTCGTCTTCCGGCATGTGCAGGATGAGCCCGTTGCCGCCGTCCAGCCGCACGTCGCACTGCTGCGGGAGCAGATAGAACTCGATGTGGCTCATCGCGGAGACGGCATGGCGTTTGTCCTCGTCGACGCCGTGCAGGACGAAGTATTCGCGGATCGCGTTGTAGACGCGCCCCTGCATGACGGCAGCGTCCGCGCCGGCGCCCTCTTCATCCATCGGCAGCGTCGGATAGACGAGAACACGGTTCTCCTCGATCGCCGCGAGCAGGAACGTGATCGCGCCCGCTCTCGGCATGCTGTTGCGCCTGAAAAGCAGCCTGTACGCGATGCCGAGCCTGCCGCGCCGCACCGGGGCGCCGAACTCCTCGTCGCCCTTCATGCTCCGTTCCGGCGGAGGTCCAGTGCTAGGCGGTTGTTCGGGCGACGCATGCGGGCAGCATCACTCCGCCGTCGCCCCGGCGAGCGCGAAGCGGTCGTGCAGCGGATGCGTCCGCATGACGTGGGCGCGCAGCTCGTCGCGATTGTCGAACGGCAGCGAGCAGACCTTGCAGACCAGGCGCTCGACGGGCTGGTGCTCCCGGCTCATGTGGACGCGCATGACGCCGGGCGAGAACGGACCGGCTCCGCAGTGGGAACAGGGCACCTTGCCGTCGCTCATGTAACGCCCTGCCGCGGTAAGTGGTCGCCAATGCAACCTTAGCGGATCAGGTACGGCCTGTCTCAAGGATGTAAACCGGAATTCGGTTTACAAGTACGGCGGGCGTAGCCGCGACCGCGCAATGATCGTTTATTCCTATCACACGCCGCTATTTTATCGGTTTTCCCTATTACATGCGGGAATAGCCCGCGCTAGCCGTAGTCACCCTCGTGGGGATTGCGCTTGTGCGCACTTGCGCAAGTGTGTAACGGTACACACGTGAAGAGCGCGGACATTATCAGGGCCCTGAAGGCGGACGGCTGGACGCTGAAGCGCGTCACCGGCAGCCATCATCACTTCGGACACTCCGTCAAGAAGGGCACAGTGACGGTCCCGCATCCGAAGAAGGACGTTCCGCCCAGCACGCTGCACAGCATCGAGCGTCAGGCCGGAATCAAGCTGAGGTAACGCCACCCCCATGCGGCACTACATCGCGCTGGTCCACAAGGACCCCGACAGCGACTTCGGCGTCTCGTTCCCGGACTTCCCGGGCTGCATCACTGCCGGCAGCACCATCCAGGAGGCGATGGAGATGGCCAAGGAGGCGCTCGCTGGTCACATCGCCTGCATGGTCGAGGACGGCGAGGCGATCCCGGAGCCGTCGGACGCCGATGCGGTGATCGCAGATCCGGAGAACCGCGCCGACGGCGGCGTCATCGTGCTCGTGCCGGCGCCGGAGATGAGCCCGCCGCGCTCCGTCCGCGTCAACGTGATGCTCCCCGAGCCGCTACTGAAGCGGATCGACGAGCGGGCGGAGAACCGGTCGCGGTTCCTTGCGCAGGCCGCAGAGAAGGCGCTGGCTGAAGGCTGAGGCGCCGCGGCCCTGCCCGGCGGACCGGCAGGGCGTTTCGCTGTCTTATGCCGGCGAGCTACCGATCCCGCGACGCCGCTCCGTGTCTTTCACGAGCTGTTCGTATGCCTGCGCGATCCTGAGATATTCGGTCTTGATCTCCGGGACGTCGGTGCCCTCGGCTATTTCTGCGGTGCGCTGGGCCATTCTGCGGTAATGGGCCAAGGTGTCGTCGCTGGATGCAGGAGTCGGAGCCAAGGTAACACCGGGTAGTGTCTCAGTTTGAATTGTAACAGCCGCTCCGTGGTCGTGGTTGACGGAGCGCTCGCGACTCTGCCCTGAGCTTGGCCGCCTCCACGCGCAATCGCCGCGCTTCGCTGCGGAGGTTCACTGCATTGATCTTCGTATAGACTGCGGAGACCATAAGCGCGTCCAGCAACTGGGCGGCATACACGATACTGTTGTGCGGGATAGTCACAGCCGCGCGACTCTAACGCGCTGTCCGCCGCTCCGCATTCACCTGAGATAAGCCAGCGTCGTTTGGGGCCATCCAGCGCGTATGTCAGAGGAAGGACCGCCGGGTGCGGCCGGTGGGGCCTTTGTAGTCTCACTCCAACAGCGGTGCGCCAGAGGCGCGCAGCGTCGAGCGTATTCGTGCCTGCTACGCGGTCGTCGGCGGCGGGTCGCCGTCTTCGTCATGAAGACGGCTATGCGGGACGGTTGAAAGGTAGGACCGTCATGGTCATACCTTCGGCCAAGGGATCACTGTCAGGGTGACGCCTTCCGCGAGGGCATACCGGCCGGCATACCCCTTCAGCGCGTCAGCCGGACGATTCCTCCGGTCCCTTCCTTGATTTGACTACGGATAATCCGTATACTTCTCCTGCGATGGAGTTCGAATACGACGAGGCCAAGGACGCGGCGAACCTTCAGCGGCACGGGCTGTCGCTCCGTCTCGGCCGCGTCGTGTACGAGAACCGCATCGCCGACGCACCGGGAAAGGAAGGCCGCGACGGCGAGACCCGATATCTGGCGCTCGGCTTGGTCAAAGGCCGCCTTCTGGCGTGCGTGTACACCATCCGCGGCGCGGCCGGCGATGTCGTCCGCATCATCTCGGTTCGGCCCGC